CGTCGCCTTGGTCGCCCGCTGGATGTCCGCGACGATGCCGCGCAGAGCCACCAGGTAGCGCATCCGGATAGCGCGAGGCTCACGCTGGGGCGCGATGTTGGCCTGCGGCCTCACCCGCCGCCCAGCCGCCTCCGAGACCAGCCGGCGGACCCGCAGCTGCGCAATCTGGTCAGCCGTGGGCACGGCGGCTACTCGTCATCCGGCGGCGGGTCGTCTTCGTCCTCAGCGTCGGGATCCTCGGGATCGCCCTGCCCCGCCTGTTGGAATGCGAGCTTGGCCCGCGCCTCTGCCTCGAGGCGCTCCTGCCGCTCCGCCTCGAGGATGTCTTCGCGCGCCTCGAAGTCGATGCCGGTCTCGATGCTGTAGCCCTCCGGCCGGAAGCGGCTACGGGCGACCTCCTCGGGCAGCAGCACCTGGGCGTCGATATACGCCTTGTCCGCCTGCGCCTGCTTGAGCCGCAGCTCGACGCGCTGACCGTCGGACATCTCGAGCAGCGGGCGCCACGTCAGGCTCCAGCCTTCGATGACCTTGCCCTTGGTCGGGCCTTCCTTGGACTTCATCAGCAGGTCAATCAAGCGCTCGAAGTGCGGCTGCGCCTGGTCCTGCTGGCGCGCCTTGACGCTGCCGTGCCACATCTGCAGGTCGCTCTCACCGGTGGCGTTCATGCCTGCGGGGGACATGCCGAATAGGACGGTTACCGGCATCCCGGCCGTGGCCGACAGGCGCAGGTTCATCTGCTGCAGCGTCTCGGGAATGCCGGTCAGCGTGGAGCCATGGCGCTCGAACTTCTCGCCGTCCGAATCGAGTGCGATTGCTCGGTTCGGCCCCTGGCGCATCTGGGCCAGCTGGAAGCGCGCGGCGAAGTAGGCTTTCGCAGCGTCGGTGCCGCTGGTCAGCGCCGAACGGAGGTCTTTCATGTACCAGACGTCTTGGTTGGCGCTCTGCAGCATGTGCGCGATGCCACGCCAGCTCATCGAGTAGTCGCTCAGGACCTCGTGCATCGAGGCGAGCACCGAATGGCCCCAGCCCTGCAACGCGACCCTGCGCTCGTGCGACACGCGCCCGCCGGAAAACACGAGCAGACGGGTCTCGTGCACATCGACGGGGCTGCCACCATCCAACGGCGTCAGCGTGTAGAGCTCCGGCCAGCCTGCACGCTCGTGCGTGGAGGCGTACCAGGTCTTTGCGTAGATGCGCGGCTTGTCCACCACGCTGAGGTGGGTCACTCGCCTGATGCTCTCTTCGCGCAAGGGCTCGGACGGGTCGCTCGCGCCATCGTCGACGCCGATCAGGACGGCCGAACCGCCCAGCACGCGCTCCCAGACCAGGCCGGACTTGACGCGGTCGGTCGCCTTCAGCCGCCGGAGTTCATCGCGCACCGCTGTGGCGACCTCAAGCGCATCTTCCTCGTCGCCCATCGAGAGGTCGAAGCCGTTGCGCAGCATCTCCTCGGGCAGCTTCTCGCAGACCTTCCGCGCGAAGGGGTCCTCCTCGTACAGGCTCTCGTAGTAGGAATCGTGGCGACGGACGGCGCGCTGGAACAGCGCCGACATGGTCTTGTCGAGCGTCTCAGTGCCGAGCCCGGTGACCGCGTTGGCGAAGCCGTCGAGGCGCAAGAAGGCGGAATCGAGCAGATTCAGCAGCACGCCTTGTCCTACGACGCGGTGAACGGGCCCCATCTACAATCGGATTGAACTGACCTCGCCCGAGCCACGCCCTACGGCTCGATACCAAGCTCGCGCATCGTCGCCAGCATCTTCTCGAAGTCGGCCATGCCCTCGGACAGGTGGACGATGGCGTGTGACTGCGCATCGACGCGGTCATCGTGGGCGCCCACCGGAAAGCTCAGGTGCTCCTCGATGTAGTCCTGGACCCACGGGGCACGCTCGAGCGGCGGCAGGAACACGTTGCCCGATGCGTGGTAGACGCTCGTGGCGTTCGCCCGGGCGTACTTGCCGCCACCTGTGGGCACGAGCCGAATGCCGGGCACCCGCTTTTTCATGATTTCCACGACCGCAGGCCCGTTCGCGGCATCCTCGATGCAGACCGCGCCCACCTGCGGGTAGCGGCTCTTGAGGGTGAGAATCCCCTTGCACGTGTCGAGCACCCCCATGCGCTCCCGGATCTCGTCGATCAGGTAGAAGTGCGGCGCCTGCGCGCACCAGACCTGCAGCGCCACCCAGTCGCTGGTGTCGAGCGCCTTGAACGTGCAGTCGCCGGCGATGATCCACACGCCGCCGATGGGGCGCGCCGTCCAGTGCTTGAAGTAGTGCTGCTTGTAGAGCGCACCGCCCGCCGGCGCCGGGCGCTGCTGCTCCTGCGCCGCATAGCCCTGCGGTCCGAGACCCTTCTTGCGCTTGGCGCACTCCTGCTCGTCGAAAAGCTCCGGGCACATGAGCTGCCCCTCGTCGGCGCGCGGGTCCTCCCAGGTCTTCTCGGGCTCTCCGCTGGGCGCGCGCCGCAGCACTGTGCGGCATGGGAACTTCGACTCGAAGTGCATCGGGATTCGCAGCACCTCGGCGTCGCCTTCCTTGATGATGTGGCCAGCGAGGTCGGACTCGTGCAGGCGCTGCATGATCACGATGCGCGCTGTGTTGGCGTCCGCCTTGCGCGTCGTCATCGTCTGGGTCCACCAGGTCTGGGTGTTCGCCAGCGCCACTTTCGTCGAGCTGCCCGTGCCCGCCAGCACGTCCTGCGGCTTCGTCGGGTCGTCCACGATCTGGCGGTTCGGGTGCGTGCCCGTCGCGCGCCCTCCCACGCTGGTGGCGAGCCGCCAGCCGGCCTGGCGGTTACCAAACAGCTCGACGCCCCACTGAGCTCGATTCGGCTGCCACCGCCCCGCGAATAGCGACTGGTACCAATCGCTTTCCATGTGCTGGCGGCACAGCAGCGACTTTTGGCGCGCGAGGCCCGACTCGTAGGTCGCGAACAGGTACTTCATGTCGGGCCGGAATCCGGTGGGGAACTCGTCGGACCGGGCGTGCCGGTCGCAGATCCACTCCCAGGCTGGCCAAAAGACCTGCACCGAAAGCGTCTTCGTGCTGCCGGGCGGCACGTTGATCACCAGATACTTGATGTCGCCGCTCGTGACCGCCTCGAGGTGGTCCACGATCGCGTCGTGGTGCCATCCCCATACCAGGCGCTTGGGCTCCACGTGCGGCCACGCCGCCTTGATGTAGGCGGCGAAGCTCTGCGTGCACCTCTCGCGTTCCTCGTCGAGGGCCGCGGTGTCGAGCGCCTGGGTGCCGGCTATCGCGTCACGCCGGCGCCTAACTATCCGGCGCGTCGAGTGCCGCAAGGGCACGGGCGTACTCCTCTGGCGTCAGGTGCTTCTCGAGCTTGGCGAACACCGCGTCGAGTTCAGCCTCGATCTCCTGCACGATCTTCACTCGGTTGCCCCAGCGCTTCGGGTACTTGCGCTCGAGGTACTGCATCACCGCGGAGGGGTGCTCCTTGCCGTGCGCCGTCAGCCGCCGGACCATCTCCGACTCGCCCTTGGCCTCGGCCGCGCGCACCTCGGCGCAGAAGAGCGCATAGGCCGCATTCTCCTTGCTGCGCGGCTCGCCCGCCTCGATGCGCTCGAGCTCGTCGGAGCCGCGCTTCATCCAGCGCCTGGCGGTCCTCGGGTCGATGCCGCAGAGCGCCGCCGCCGTCTCGAAGTAGTTGAACTTGACGGCCCGCACGAACTTCTTGCGCAGCGCCGACGTCAGCTTCGTGGGGCGGCCCGGCGCCGATTTTGGCTTCGCTCGCGGCATCCTACGTGCGGGGGGGAGGCAAAACCCCCTCTCCGTCCTCCGCCTCACCGATCGACGGCGCCGGCCCCACGAGCATCCCGGCATCGCGCAGCGCCGCATGGTGGCGCATCACGGACCGGTTCAGCTGGGCCAGCTGCTTGAGCGCGTTGTCGCGGTTGCGGAGCGCGCGCAGCAGCTTGTCGACCATGCGCTGCTCCTGGTTGTTGCGCGGCTTGCGCAGGTGGATGCCGGGGCCGGCGGGCTGGCGCGGCGGCGGGTCCTGAACGGCAGAGTCGAGGTTTGGCTTGGGAGCTTCCATCACAACCCCAGCTCCGCCTCGAAGCTCCCAGCCTCGGCGCCCCACGCGGTCCAGCCGGGGCGGTCGGTGCGCGAGAACAGCTCCACCCGGTTGCCGGGGCACAGCTCCTCGATGAAGCCGTAGAGCGACTCGGGCTTGCGGCTGTGCTCGCGCCGCTTCTCCGAGATCATCGGCAGCACGGTGCTCTGGTTGGTGAGCTTCACCATCGGGCGGCCGCGCGTGGCCATGATGATGTGCTCGGTCTGCCCGCGCAGCCAGTCACCGGTGCCCATGCGCTCCTTGTCCCACGAGAGCATCGTCTTGCCGGTGAAGCCGGAGGCCTCGAGCACTGCGACGTGGTCGCCTCGGACCAGGTGCGCGTTGGTGATGCAGAGAAACAGCACCGCGTCCTCGTGCGCCAGCGGGGCGAGCTTGTCGCGCGCAAACTCGACGATCTCGTCGTGCTGCATCGTGGGATACAGTGTCTGTCCGCGCTGGGTGCCGTCGCCGGCGCGCTTGGCGTAGGCCCAGGGGAAGTCGACAAGGATCACGCGGAAGGGGCCCTCGGGCATCTCGACGGCCTCGGCTTCGATCTGCTCGACGACCGTGTCGCGGTCGTGGGACCGGAGCACAGCACGCGCGTTCTTGCCCGGGCTCTCGGCGATCTTGCGCACGAGTTCCTTCTGCTCGTCCTTCGGCTTGTCGGCGATCTGGGCGGCCAGCTCGACGTTGACGACGCCAGCGTCGACGGCGGCCGCCAGTTCCTTGGAGCCGTACTCGATCACCTTCTGCGCCTTCTGCACGGTGCGCCCGCTCACGTTGACGAGGCGGGCCGCCTGGTCGCGCGCTGGAGGGCGACGCTCGGAAGCCTGTGGCAATGTTTCCACAGGCTTATTCTTGCCGGGCGCCGAACCGGACGCCTTTCCGCCACGGGCGCCGCCCTCGCGCAAGCGCTGCGCGGCCTCGGCCTCGAACAGCGGCTTGATGCGCGCCGCGACCATCGCGCGCTGCGATGCGTCGAGGTGTCTTCGGTGTAGGTTGTGGCTCACCACGTAGGCCACGGGGTCCTTGCCTTCGAAGTGGGTGAAGCGCGGCTCGATGCCCGTCGCCTCGCACGCGCGCAGCCGGTTGCGGCCGTCGAGCAGCTTCTCGGACTTGCCGGTCTTCACCAGCACGATGTCCTCAAGCAGGCCTTGATCGCGCAGGTTGTCGCACAGCGCCTCGAACTCCGCCCCGACCATCAACGGGAACAGCCTCGCAGCATCGTGCACCTCGTAGTCTCCGATCTTCATCTCAGTAGCCCTCCATCACGGTTTCGATCTCCTTCAGCCCCGGCTGCGCCGGCTTGAACGGTCGGTAGTAGCGCTTGGCGCATCGGCGCCGGCAGAAGTACAGGTGGTTGCCCGACCCCTTCTTGAAGCGCGTGCCGCACTGCAGGCAGTTGGCGAAGCCCCACGCCTTGTCGCGGCTGGCAACCGGCTCCGGCGCCTTCAGCACCTTCAGCTTGAACTTCTTCGGCATCCGGCCGCGCGTGTTCAGCGAGCGCCCCACGTTGCAGCGCGAGCACGGACCCTCGGCGTGGCGCTTGTTCCCGGCCATGGCCAGCTGAAAGCGCGCCTTGCAGCTGACCTTCGACAGCCGGCAACGAAGCGGCTCGCAGTAGAAGCGGCCGTCGGAGTCGACGGGGATCAAACGTGCCTCCGCTCGGGAGCAGGCCGCCCGCCGTTCGCGCTCGTGTTGACACGTTTGGTCACCTGTCTCATTCTCCGATCCAGCAGGTGGGCGACTTGCTGATCCCGGAGGCCCCTCGGTACCAGTTAGGTGCCGGGGGGCTTTGCTTTGGGCGCGCGCGCCTTCTCTCTTGTCTCCGCGAACTCGCGCGCGCGTGCGCTGGCAGCAGCAAAGTCGTTGCCTGGGAGCACCATAAACACGCCGTCGATCTCTTCAGGGGCCAACTCAACGTCGACATCGCAATAGCTCGGCCCCGGCATCATCGGCACCAAGCGGTCACCGTAGCCATGCGGCGTGTCATACTTCGTCGGCGTCGACTCTGGCCGGTCTCGCACAAGCGCGAGAAAGTGAAACGGCTGCGTCCACAGCCTTCCACCACCCGGTAGCTCCTCGTCCACCTCCCACCATACAGCCACGGATCCCTCTGGGGCGGGCACAACCTGGAGCACGTCAACAGTCATTCGGGTTTCCGCCTTTCAGGATGTGCGACCGCACCGCGATGGGAGCATCCTCCGGCCCCTTCCAGTACGGCTCGATGTGGATGTACTTCACGAGCTTGTTGCCCTTGCCGTAGCGCTGGCGCTTCCAGTGGCCGCGGACGAGGGATTGGACCCTGGGCCGCTCACCAGAGGACTTTTTGTTCGACGAACAGAGGCCGAGGTCCTGGCGTACGCGCTCCCGCAGGTCCACGGACACGTCTCTCGATATCTGG